TGTTTGCATCTTAAGCCTCACTTTCAATAGGTTTAATGAATTTTATAGAAAATTCCATTCTTCCAATGATCCAATTGTCATTAGATTCGCTGAAAGGTTCAACAAAAATCGAAATCAGTCGGACGTTTTTAATAAATCCAGGTTGCACAAGTCGATTAGAGGCCTTTAGAGCCAATGTGAAAAACGCCTCGCATTCTGACTTAATCCGTTCTTCATTCTCGTAAACATAGGAAAAACCTCTCAGAAATAATCTTACTGTGATAGGGATTTCCATCTCTAAATCAATTTGATTTTGTTTAACGCCTGGGAAGCTCACCGCTTCGATATGAAAAGCTCTATCAAAGTTTGTTGATGGAATGTCTTGCCAAGAAAAAGGATTTCTATGCTCTTGTAGACCCCTACTCAATCCGATTGCTCTAAAATACGATTTGCAAATATTTATACTCATCTCACCATTTCCATCGAGCCTATAAAGGTCTTATCTGCGGTAGTTATTGCGTCGTCTTTATCCCAATCGAAAATCAAATATGCCTTATCTTTCGAGTTCTTTTCACAAATTCGATAAGCCTCTGCTTTAATTCTGAAAATATCGTCTTTTGCGTTAGAAACTGACTCTAGAATCAATTTCAGCGTCAAAAATGTAGACCATTCTTTGACCTCTGATTTGTCTAAAATCTCGTCTTTCGTAATCTTTGACCCGTCTCGAAGTCTAAATCCTTTACGATCCAATTCATCAAGAATTAATGCCTGTGATCGACGGTGGAAGTTCTTAAAACTAATCTTTCCTTGCTTTAAAAACTCCTTTATGTCGTTCTCATGAATCTTTAGATCATCGTCATTTGAGAATAGTTTGTCAGTCGCTTCATCAATGCAAACAATCGAAAAATCTTTCTCGACTGTTGTAGTATCAACGAAAGTGAATTTTGCGGTGACAACTTTGGTGCCAATTGAATCATATTCCCAATCCAAAAACCATTTTGTGTTATCTAGAGGCATCATATTATCTGAAACCTGGACGAAGGTCGAGGCTGCATAAGGCTTTACTTCGACCTTTGAAACAGGAGAATGATCGTTAGTGCCTGAAGATTTTTTGAGATTGATTCTCAATCTATCGTTCAACTGAATGATGCTCTCGGAATCAATATCAATAAAAAACATTTAATAACTCCTAGCAGATATTTCTTTTAGCATAATCTCAATTTCATCCATACCAACAGAATCTAGACCTTGGTCGAATTTATACCCCAACACCTCGACAATCGGCCTTGCGATAAATTCAGAACAAATTAAGGCTTTCCATCCGTTCCAATTGGTTGATTCAATCTTCTCCTGAATTATTGAAACTGATTGAGCTAAATAAATCATTGCGCATTGCCAAATTGAATATTTTCGGCCAACTTGTTTTTTTATCTTTCCGACAATTTCTTTATATTGATCATCTGTAAGATTTATTTGGTAGGTTCTTATAAGTTTGAATTTATTTAACCAATCGGAGTAGTTTACTTTTCTGCATTTTGGCCAAATTGCCTCGTAAATCCATCCGTCATCGGTGCAAAATGCCACATGATTGAAGTCAACTCCTTCAACCTTTTCAATCCCCCAAACGGCGGGCTTATGAATCAATCCAGTGTTTTCAGCGCATAAAACTTTGAGTATTCTCATGCGGACCTCACAACTTTTTATTCATGTAATAATTAACAGCAACCTTTCGATCAACTCCTTCACCCGTAGCCACATAGTGCATCGACAAGTATAGACCTGGAGTTATCTTTGCGACTAGGGGAGCTGTATTGATTTTATGAACGCTATATTGTCCTTGCACCTCAACCCATTCACCAATGATGTATTGTCCAACAACTGGCCAAGCTTCGCATAGAGCGGCCCTGTAAGGCGCAGGAATCACAGAATCATGGTCCTCTACTTCTGCATAGATATAATCACCAAGCTTTGCATTCTCGACGATCATGCAACCGCCGTTTGTATAAAGTTCCGCAGGCAATTGAAAGAGAATTTCAATTGTCGTCCCAGGGATAACCGTTGCAATCGCAGAGGTTTTCATTCGCTTAGTTCTGTAAAGAGGTTGCGCGAAAGGGTGAGGATCTACTATGTCAGTTATTTTTGAAGATATGATTGAGCCCTTCAAGAAATCTAAAGCTTGAACAAAGTTTGAAAAATACGTTGTTCCGTCTGAAATTCTTAAATCACCTGAAAGAATATCTTGATTTACTTTTAAGTTATCTTTCCATGTTACCACGTCAACGGCTTGCAAAGTATATTCTGCACTTGGCTCGATTGTCTGCCCTGCCCACACGTCTGAAGTTACTTTATTATTTTTTGCGATGATCATTAGCCCCCCTGCCCAGTGATATAGAGATGTGGTTTAGCGATTGAGCCGGAGTCGATTTTAATTTTCAACTGTCCGGTTGCAGGAAGTGTAAAAATCGGTGTTGGTGGACTTGAAACTTGAATTACCTGCTTTACTGCGCTGAAAGTAATTGTATGAAGCAATGTTGTATTATCGTAAAAACCAATACTGCAAGTAGCATTAACCGCAGTGGTTCGAGCCACAATTGAATAAATTGAAAGAGCGTTAACGACATAAAGAGGCGCTTCATTTGTATCGATCCCAGGGAAAAACTCTAAATATCGTCCAGTGTTAGCATTTCCGCCATAAGAAAATTGAGTAAAAGAACGACTTGATGAAGTAACTAATGAATAAACAAATTCAATAGCCTCTTGAACTGTTAGTTTATTAATTTGCCCACCGATTGTCGTCGTAATATCAAAAGCCGTCGTCCAAGCGTTTTGAACTGCCTTAAAGAACATTTTCATGACTTGGCTCGATTAAATAAAAGTTGATATTTAACCCCATTCACAGAGCCTTTTAAATACAACTGATAGATCGGAACATTTCCGCTAACTTTATTTCTAAGCTCTGCCTGCATCGATTCGCCAGGTGCCAATTCAAAATAAGTCACGTTGTCAGTTGAAAACAAAAGCCTAACAGTGTTTGGCGTTTGTTGTGGGCAATGGACAAAAAATTGCTCGATAGGCGTTGAAGCCACCGCAGGGAATAAAGACGCAGAGGTATTCACCGAACCAACATAAGGCTCGGTAAAACCCAATCTATCTTCCGTCTCCCACTGAGGCGCTTCAATCGGCATTAATTACCTTATGCTTTCTCAAGACAAGATACTGATGCGAACATATTAGATGCTTTATCTAAGTTTGTTCCATAGATGATCAATTCTTGCGTTCCGGTAGGACCGGCTTGAAACTCTTTACAAGGCTCATAAAAGTTATGAGAGAATTGTCCAGGTCCGACCATTGCAAAACCAAGTTCAACTTCCGTGCCGTCATTGTTATGAATCAATTCATAAAGGGTAGTTCGTGAACACGCAACGTCGAAAGCGATTTCTGAATAACTTTTTGTTGCTGTCAAAGTGATTGTCGCAACTGCAACCCGAGTGATTGAGCCATTGTTCTTAGCCGCTGCACTTTTACAAGTACCAGGGCTTTGAGTTGATACTGGGATTTTTCCATCACTTGTTAGTGTAGGAAGAACAAGGTTGTTCGAACTATCTTTGAAAGCTAATGCAACAGAGCCAATCTTGCCCGCTGCCGCATCGCCTGCGGCTGATTTTGTTAACGCTGCACCGACGTTGTTCGCATCGACTAACGTAGGGAACACTTCTCTTTCAATAGCCATTTAAAACCTCCATATTTTATTTATAAGTTATCATTTCCAAAATTGTATTTGCTTCAGTCGATTGAACGTAAATTGTTCCACCGATAAGACTAGCGTATTCCTCTTCGAATCCTGCGCCAAGGGGAACGGTGAAATAATTCGTTGCCGTCTCTCCTGCGACGTAAGAAATTCTTATCCGACAAACAGTCCTGGGCTTAAACTTAAATTTAAGAGTATTTGCAGGAAGCGCAATTGAATACTCAGTGTTGGCCAATAACAAAACAGGATTTGTAATTTCTGGAGTCAAAACTAGCGGAACATTAGCGACCGGAATTGGCTCAGAATTACTATTAACAATCTGAACAAATCGTTTCCATGATTCTGCGGTCGGAGCTATCCCGAGCTGAGCAAGGTTTTTATAATCACGCTCTAGCAGGACCCCACTCATCAATTACCCCTTAGCTTTGATCAAATCTTTTGTTTCCAGATTATTAACAGTTTCAAAATACCATGCAAACCATTTTCCGTTTACAAACTGAATGTCAAAATAAGGAAAGAATGAACCACGTTTGACGTTGTTCAAAAGCATGGCCCGCCTCAAACCTTCAGGGCTTGAAGCGGACACAAAGTTAGGAATTTCTGCGGGCGTTACCGTCCCCATTCCCATCTAAGCATTACCTTAGAAAATTGAAACGATAAGCGGTGAAGTACCAACAGCCGCACCTTTTTCACCAAGTTGCAAGCCTTTGATACCAAACAACTGATCAGCCGCCACACGTTTAGCTTGTGATCCGTACTCGTTAGCAGCTTGCTCGCTTGCCATGATTCCTTGTTGGAAACCGTAAGCAAGACCAGATTTAGCAGCCATGAAGCTTTGGCCGTCAGCTAAACCGTTGTGCATTACAACAGGAATGCCGTAAACGCGACCGATAACGCCAGTTGGAACATTTGACGTTCCGTAGATTTGAGCCTGGGTAAACTCAGCAATTTTCAACGTTGCTTTTTCTTGAGCAACAGAGATGAAAAGAGTTAATTCATCCATCGTTGCATCAGCTTTTAAAAGAGATGCGCGAGCGTCAAGAACAGCGTCGCGAGTGATATCGCCAACGATGCCAAGATCAACACCTGCGTAAGTTGCAAGTGCTGCAATCAATTGTTCATCCAAATATCGAGCGTGAGCCGCACCTGCTCGTTCAGCACAAACAGAATCCCAGTCAAGAACTGACTGAATATTATCGTTTTGATCGATAATGTACGCAATGTAAGCCGGAATGTTTAGATCTAATTTATCACCAGTTGAAGTGATAACTGTCGCGTTACCCATTGTTCCAGAAGCACGTTGAGCAACAGAGAAGGAAGACAATTTAGGAAATGTGATCGACTTTGCACCTTTGATTGCGAATGCTGAAACGTCTTCGAAGTATCGGCTTAAGACAGCCTTAAACTTCAATTCCTTCTGAACCATTGCTGCAATAATATCCATCTTAGTTGCGCCAACTTGTGTATTGCCAATTGCTACGTCTGCCATTTAAACCCCCTAAAGTTTTTGTTTTAATAATTCTTTCAGTTCATCTTTTGAGTATTGATCAAGACTTTTTGCTGGCATCTTTCCCCCATTCCCTGGAGGCAAATCATTAGTCTTAGGTGGAGCCGAAATAAAAAGACCTGGCATCCTAGCCTTAATTGCAATGATTTGGTTTTTGATTCCGCTTGTATCAACTTCTAATGTTTCCGGGTTCACTTCAATTTTTGTTGGATCAATCAATTTCTCGATTGCCTCAAAATATTGAGCGCCCTCTTTTTGGGCTACTTCGCGAGCAGAAGTTAAAACAGCTTTTTGAATGATCGCATTAGAGAGATTTTTACTCTTCTCCTCAAGCTCCTTGTTTCTTGCTCTTTCAAGCTCTACAAGCTCATTCAGTTTTCCGGCCTTCTCCAAGTCTTTCGACTCTTTGTCAGCTAGTTGTTGCTTTAATGCTTCAGCTTCAGCTCTTGCATTAGCTTTCTCCTTCTTGAGTTTCTCAACGAACTCCTTCGGATAATTGCCACCCTGAAGTTGATTGTCTTGACTACCTTCGCCACTGGCATCGGTATTGGCTCCACTGGAGCCGACTACTTCACTCATCTTTTACCCCTTTTTTTCAAAAGTAAACAAATTTGATTATTTACTAAGCTATTTGCTTGAATTTAATAATTTTCTGATTGCCGAGGTCAAAATAAAATTAACTCGGTCTCGCATTTCTTGGCTCATTCCTAGAATTTTTATTCCTCTCGCAAAAAAACTTTCTGCAACTTCAAGATTTGTTTGCCCTGCTTTTCCGATCTTTTTGCCATCCAATCCAGTGTATTGCGTTCTTGTTGTTGGGTTAAAATCAACCGTCACCGTTTTAGCTACCTGATCAATTTCATATCCCATTGAATCTACTAGTTGGCCCGTGAATGTGATATTTGATCGACCTCGACCATAGGCCAAATGCGTATTGTTAACTTTTGATAATTTATCGCGCTCAATCTTCCATTTTTCAGACAAAGGCGGAAAACTAGAACCATCCCCCGCTTTGCCCGTTCGGGCGTTCTTGCGGTTCAATCTCACCAACGTTTCACCTATCTCGGTCAGGACCTCTCGACTGACTGCCTTGTCACGAATGGCCTTAGTCTTTGCTGTTAATCCTGATTTATCCACTTTTATTTTGATTGAGGTTGCCATTATTTTCCCCTCAATTGGTCTAGTGCTCTAACTATATCTTCAGCGGTGAAAGCAACACTCGGTTTTTGTCCAAAAGCTTCTTTTGCCGTAGTTCTTTGGATGGAATCGACTTCTTTCTGGAATTTTCTTTGCACCTGAGCAATCTCACGTTCGGTCATATCGAGAAAAGGGCGCTTTGGCACATTGGCGCCGCCTTCTTTACCTACCGTATGACCATGAGCCTTGGGTGCGTCCTTATTAGCTATGCCAATAGTTAGAGCGTCAGAATCTTGTAAATCAAGAGGCAAGATAGAATTAAGCATTGAACCTGATAGTTCGAGATCGACATTTGTTTGACCTTTGAATTTTTCGTAAGCGGGTGAATACTTCACAAATTTAATAGGGGTGCCATCATCCACCCCATAACCTTTTAGAGTCCTATTGATGATCGTAGTCTTTACGTCGTCCGCAATTCGTTCTCTGATCGATCTATTTGGAACCGATTTTCCGAAAATATCCTTGAGATTCAATTTCAAAGATACTTCCGATTGAGTAATTTTAAGAGAACGCTTTGCCATGATTTTCTTCCTTAATCGGCGCTATTTTCTGAATCCAAATTATCGATTGTGCTATTATTTTCTACATTTGGATCCAAATTTTGCATTGGTTTTAGACTAGTCATGTCTTCACTGTCTATTTCTTCGGCAATATATTCGGCTTGTTCTTTGCTTATACCCCGATCTTCCGCAATGGCTTCAACCCTAGACATTAGTCCAGCTTCTTTTCGTTTGATAATGTTATCGGTCTTTTCAGTTTGGGTCATTGCCATGACTGGCGCCTGGTAAGTCACTTCAACTTGAGACTCTTCAGGAATAATAAAATCGAGAATTTTCTGTGTTGTTCCGAAATAGACGTTGTTCCACTTCTTGAATAAGTTGAAAAACTGATTTTCAACGCATTTGAAAAGATCGATGTCTTCTTTTGATGCTTCGAACATCTCAATCATTGCCAATAGTCGTTCAATTCCACTCGAAAATTTTGTTGAGCTCAATTGAGTGCTTACTGTTGCAGCATCGAGTCCACGCGATGAAAGGAAAGCGGCTAGGACCGACTCAAGGTATTTCATTGATCCTTCAATGTCGGCATTTGGAGAAGCATAGCCGAAATTTGGTTCGTGATTGGTATTTGGATCAACTTTGAGCTTCAAAACCATGTTTGGTCCAACAAATAAAACCTCTGGCATCGTGTTTTCAGTGGCCACTAGATAGCCGACTGACCACCCCTGCATTTTAACAACTTGAGCGAGATCAGAAAGGCCTGACAAAAATTGTACGTTGAAATCAGCGATTGAATTGCAGTATTCAACAAAAAACTCGAATTCTTTAACAGTGCTCACATCAATTAAAGGAATCTCACCAATAGGATTTGAGAAAACTTCGGAAACTACTTCACCCTTTCCGTTGAAAATAAAATTAACTTCCTTTGTCCAAGTCACATATTTTTCTAATTGGGCTTTGTAATCGTCTGAATCCGCAATGTTCTCATTGTTTATTGTTGTCCGATTAGCGAGCGACTTATCAAAAGCATTGATCATATATGCGTCCGCAATCTCTGGATCAATGTCAGAAGGAATAGCGTCTAAGTTATGAGGCTTTAAAACTCTGATCTTTAGTTTTCCCGATTGATCGGGCGCGAGCATAACAAAAGTTTGTTCTTGATTTTTGAAGGCTTTGTTAGCTTTTGAAAAGTAAGAATTTACTTTATTTTCGGAATACCATTTTTCAATTGCGTCTTGTTGATCATCAGTCAAATTGGAAAATGATCTAGTCGGATCTGAAGTGTAAATAGATGCCTGTTTATCTACAATCCTTTTGCAGAGATTTATTGTCGAGATAATTGGCATCTTTTCGACTGTTTTTTCACTAAATTGAGTCTTCAAATAATCTAAAACATAAGTGCGAGCATGGCCTCCGTAGACTTGGCTTTGCATATAGGAGCGTTTTTTTCTATTTACGTTCTCCCATCCTTTAATCTCACCAACTAATTCTTTTCTTCCATTCAAACTAGACAATAGTCCTATTTGCATATTCTACCTCAATTTTCTACGACTTCAGACCTCGAAGTTGATTGTGCCCTATGCTTGTAAACTATGCAATAACCCAAGGCCGTAGTACAATGTTGATATTCTTTTGAATCGTCCTCGATTAGATCAGCACCTTTTTTAAGCTGCGTTAATCTCAGACCTTTGTCGAGCATTTTGGCGCCTTTGTAAACGTAAAGCCTGACTTGTTTTGCTTCATTCACGCAATAAGAGTTTACCCTATTGTGACGCTCTCGAATTGGAGGATTGGCCATTGGTACATTCATTGAAAATGCAATTGCTGATCCATCTTTTCGTCGATAGTTGGCTAAATACTTTCTGATAATATCCCAGTCGGTCGTAATTGAACGTGTGTCTTTATGAGATCCGGCTGCATCTCCATAAATCTCAAACTGGACTTTGTGCTCAAAGATTCCTCTTGATTCGATCTCATCAAGAGTCGATTGCGTCCTTGATCCGTGGATTATTATTTCACCAAACCAGTGATAAACTCCAGCTATTTGCTGCCCTAGGATTACTGACATAGGTTTTCCAACCCCTATGTTAAAATCCCACGCCATTAATATCGGTGAATTTGGCTGAATCACATAATCATATTGCCTAAAATTAATCTCTGGATTGTAGGCATAATAAATAACCTCTTGAGCAATTTCTAACCACTCACCATAAAGCATTCGACGAGCTAGGCGCGGGTCGTATTCGGCTTCTAGCTGGTCTATATACCACGCTGGAAGAAATGGGTTGTCTCTGGTCTTGGAATAATAAACGTGTCGCGTGGGGTGTTTTGCGCCTCCTGAATTGGGTCTGATGAAGTAATCATAAGCCCAATGTTGGGGGGAGTCTGGATTAGTCGCACAAAGCAGGATGTTTCGATTAATGTGAGGTTGTCGTCCAAGTCTCATGCGTAGCTCTGTGAGAAATTCTTTGTCTTCTTCGGGTGTTTCCGTCAATTCATCGATTGCAGCAAAAGAAAGCTCAAGGGATCTGAATTTCTTGAACTTCTTATCCCCCCAAGTACGGGGGAGAATCTCACTTCCCCAGGGGGGGAATAATATCGAGCAAGTGGTATCATATCCTCGATAGTGGACCCCATCCTTTAGGTCATCGTCCTGCAAATGCTCCATTATTTTTTGGTAAAGGGTGTCTCTTAAGTCAGGAAGTGATCGCCTTCCTATCAAAGCCTTTGCCCCTGAGAAGGTGAGACAATGCTTAACGATTAAATGAGCTACAACGAGAGATTTTGCAGAGCCTACCGATCCGCTAAGAAGGATCTCATGTACCCCTAGACCATAGTCTAGATTACACTCAACATCGTCTATCAAGTCGTCTTGAAACGGTATGACTTCGGGGTCAAACTCCCCAAAGCTCGGCGTTGACTTAGCTAGTTCACTCATTATTTTTTAAGCGTTTAGACTTTGGAACGTAGGCAATCTTGATTGTCTGTGTTTGCTTGCTTGTTTCATCGACGATCTGCTTAATCTTTTGTACTTCCGTGTATTGCTTACGGAAACGACATTTAACAGTGTAAATCCAAATCGAAGAATTGATGCTTTTTGATGTCGTTTCTTTATATGACCCGTAGCCTGATGTCGTTTGAATGTTCATGATATTTTGACGTCCCATATTCTCCCACCAGGCTAGAGAAAGGCTGTAACCGATCTTTTTAGCATGGCGAAAGTCTTCGTGCTTATCAAACCAGTCATAAAGTGCATCTATAGATACCATTATAGTGCCTGCAAACGCCTCGATTGACCCACCTTCGCGGCAATGTTCGATCAACATTTCACAAAATTCTGGTCTGTAAAGCGTTGGACGACCGAAAACGTAGCCTTCCGGCTTTGGCTTTGGTTCAGGCTTTTTGATCTCAACGGACTCACCTTTTTCGCAAAGTGCGACCTTTTTTTTCTTATATCTCTTGCCCACAATCACCTCCACAGGATGTAACTAAGCGCCCACTGGACGCAAAAAGGCTTATTAGCGCGAGGGTGAGGGTTGACTCCCTCCGTTGTAGAGAATAGCAAATTTCGGAAGGAATCGGCTAATTCAGAGTGCCGCGAGCACTCACGACCCTTGCAACTTTAGTTTCAACTCTTTCACGCACAATTTCAAGGCACAAGATTACATCGTCAATAGATTTTACAACGAAATAAAAGCCATTTATCTCGTTTATTTCTCTCTCGAAGTCTTTTTGTGAACTCGTTTGTCGTCCATTCTCTGATTTTACCTCAAAAAATATTACAATCGGCAAATCGTAATAGTTTTTAATCATAATTATGTCGGCGACGCCATTTTTCTGAAATCTAGATTTTTTATCACGAAAGCCTCCAAGTCTAGCGTCATAAATTCCGACTGATTCTTGCGTCCAAAACATGACCGGGCATTTTTTCGAATAAACTTCTAAAAATTGCAGTATTGAATTTTTAATTGCTCCCTCTGGTGTTTTAGTAGCCATTGAAAACCTCTGGGAAACTAATTCTCAAAATAATTAGCAATGTAGCAAGCGTTACCAGCAAGATTATTGCCTCAGTTTCAAAGTCCATTTTTCTCATTTAACCCTCCGTAGATTCTCTATTCAGAACCAGACCAAAATCTAGCACTTTTA